GCATCAAAAGGTAGACCTGCCACTATTATAACTGATTGCAGATTTAAAAATGAAGTTGGACTGATTAAAACAATGGGTGGTTTTGTTGTACGAGTAAAACGTGGTCCTGATCCACACTGGATTGGAATGGCAAAAGAGGCCGCTGACGGTGATGAATTTTCGAAGATGTCTTTAGAAGAAATGGGAGTACATCAGTCAGAATGGGATTGGGTCAACATGAATGTTGACTACACTATCGAAAATAATGGTACTTTAAATGAGCTTGAATCTAAAGTGCAAGAAGTTATCAAAGACATGAAGTCTTAAGCATCAGGCAGTAAATCACCTTGTTTCCAACCCACTTCTTCCATACTTTTAATACGACTGCAATTAGCACATATAGTTTTTAGATTACGCCATTCACAATTTTTTAAATTACCATCGATATGGTAAACATCCATTTGTGCAGGGTGTTTAGATTTAAATCCACATTTTTCGCATATGTGTTTTTTTCTATAAGCAGTTTTTTCCCATGTTTGTTTTTTACCGGTGTTTAGACCTTTATCTTCTTTGATACATTGGTCGCATTTAGTTCTATAGTAGACTTTCCCTTTACGCCTATAGTTAAAGGCACGCGGTTTGATCTTACATGATGAACATAGGGGTCTTATATGCTTTTTATCAGCCATACTTGTATTTAATACCTTTAAAGGTGGTAGAGATCGGCACATTTTAAAGGAAATTAACTAAATATCATTATTAAAAAGGATATTAATACTATTTACATATTGTATATAGAGTAGGGAGATAAAAACTATGCCAACATTAGTAAGTCCAGGTGTATCAGTTAGCGTTATTGATGAGTCAATGTACGCACCAGCCGGCGAAGGTACAGTACCTCTTATATTGATTTCGACTGCACAGGATAAGACAGATCCTAGCACAGGAAACATAGCAGTAGGTACAACTTCAGCAAACGCTGGTAAGCCGTTCTTAATAACGTCACAAAGAGAACTGATTACTACCTTTGGCGAACCATCATTCAAGTCATTGCAGGGTACACAAATCCATGCAGATGAAAGAAATGAATATGGTTTGCTATCAGCATATTCATACTTGGGTATTGCCAACAGAGCTTTCGTTGTAAGATCAAATGTAGATCTAGATCAACTAGAAGCTCAGTCAACAGTGCCTCAGTTAAACCCAGCCAACGGTACATATTGGTTGGATCTAGCAAACACAGATTGGGGTCTTTTCACAGCGAACACAACATCAAGTTCATGGGATAAATTGACACCGACAGTATTAAATGACAAACCAGGTGCGGCAGGCGGAAACGTTGCGGCAAACGGTGACCCAGTTACAACATACGGAAAAGATTTAGATTACGTACTAGTAGCATCAACTTCACCAGCGAAACTTTATCAAAAAGTTTCAGGTACATGGGAAGTAGTTGGAGCACCATCATGGAAAACAGCGACAAGTGCCAATGTTTACATTCAATCTGGTAACGGTACTGCACCGATTGTAGCTGTTTCAGGCAGTTACAAAGACGTTTGGTTGAAATCAACACCAGGCGGACAAGGTGCAAACGTGATTGTCAAAAAATACAGTACATCAACTTCAGCATTTTCAACTATAAGTGCAAACGTCTATTCAAGAGATGATGCGGCGACTGCCACAGAAGGTTCGACACTAGCTGAAAACGATGTTTACGTAAGATTTGATGACTTTGACGATGGTAACATATCAGCAGAGTTAAAAGCAAATTTCACATCAACACAGTCAACGTTGACGTCAGCCGCTTATAACAAGCAGTCAATTGAAGCATTTGGTGGAGCAACAGCTACTCCAGAAGTTATGTATCAATTACGTGTAAGAGACGGTGGTGTGTCAACAATAGCAACTGGTAACGTAGCTTCATTACACTCAGGTGTAGCAACAGGTGGTTCGAACACAGCCATCAACTTTGAAGTTAACGGTCAGTCAATCACAGTAACTGGCGCCGCAGGTGCTGGTAATCCGGTAACACTAGACGAGATTGTTACTGCGATTAACAACAACTCAACATTGGCAAGTGCCAACGTTGTAGCGTCAAAAGATTACGTGAGTGCTACAAGACAATACTTAAAATTAACAAGAACAGGTGGTTACGCAGTTTACCTACATGACGGTACAGACAACACAAATATTAAAGGTGTTGGTACTGCTGATTTAGGTTTCACTGATAACACATCATCTGGAGCGGCGGCTTTCTTCTACAAGTCACTGTTTTCAAACTTGACATACGAAGCGTCAACATCAGCACCAAAACAAGATCCAGCAAATGGAACTTTATGGTACAACAGTTCGCAAACAGCAGATATCTATCAAGCAGTTAATGATGGCGGTACAATGAAATGGCACGCCTACGCTAACTCAAAAGATAAAGGTACAGCTGGTTCGATCGTATCAGGTGGTTTGAAAGACTTACAGATTGTATCAGAAGCACCAACTAAAAAATCAGATGGAACTTCAGCTTTAACGGCAGGAGACATTTGGATTGACTCAAACGAGTTGGACGCATATCCAAAAATTTACAAATGGAACGCAGGTACTTCAAAATGGGTATTATTAGATAATACTGATCAAAGTACAGCGGACGGTGTATTATTTGGCGATGCAGTTGGTAATCCAGGTGGAACTGATGAAGATGCACAGAACTGGGGAGCGACATTTACAGACTTCCATTCTGACTCACCAGATCCAGCTGTATATCCAGAAGGTATCTTGTTATTCAATACAAGATTATCAGGTTACAACGTTAAAAAATACGTAACGAACTATACATTTGATAACACAAACAATGGAAACATTTGGGTAACTGAATCAGGGTTACTAGAGAACGGTGCCCCTTACATGGGTAGAAAAGCTCAGAGACAAGTTATTGTAACTGGCTTACAAGGTTCTTTAGCAAGTAACGATGAAATCAGATCTGAATCAAGATTCTTTAACTTACTAGCCGCACCAGGCTATCCTGAGTTATTAGATGAAATGATCACGCTATCTACAGACAGAAAACAAACTGCTTTTGTATTAGCTGATACTCCATTTAGATTAAAACCAGATGGAACGTCAACATCGGCTTGGGCTAAGAATACATCTCTAGCACCAACAAACGGTGAAGACGGTTTAACATCTGCATCACCATATGCGGCTGTTTATTATCCATCAGGATTCACAACTGACTTGTCAGGAAGTAACGTGGTTGTTCCACCATCGCATATTGCGTTAAGAACACTTGCGTTTAATGACCAAGTTGCGTTTCCATGGTTCGCACCAGCAGGTTAAAGAGATACGCTTTATTCTAACAAAGTCAACCCGATTGCGTTTATACCAAACAGAGGTTTAGTAGTGTTTGGTCAAAAAACTCTATCACCAGTAGCTTCGGCACTAGATAGAATTAACGTAGCGAGATTGATCGTACATTTAAGATACCAGTTAGACTTAATTGCGAAACCATTCTTATTTGAACCTAATGATAGAATCACAAGGGATCAAGTTGTAGATACTTTCAACAGATTCATGGAAGATTTAGTGTCTAAGAGAGCACTATTTGATTTCCTAGTAGTTTGTGATGAATCAAACAACACACCTGCAAGAATTGATAGAAATGAATTATACATTGATATTGCAATACAACCAGTAAAAGCAATTGAATTTATATACATTCCACTTCGTATCAAAAACACAGGTGAGAGTTTAACAAGTTAATAATAGGGGGATAGGCGACTATCCCTTTATTTTACCTTTACAATTTTTTTTGTGAAGCATAAAAAAAGCGTAGAGCGTAAATAAAATAAAGGAGCAGTAGATTATGGCAACACTTTCAAAATTTGGTGTACCAATAGACGGATCGACAGGAAGAGGTGGTATTCTTCAACCTAAATTAAAATATAGATTTAGAGTGAGATTTACTAACTTCGGTAACCTAGGAGCGTCTCCACTGCAATTAACACAACAAGTAATGAGTGTGACGAGACCAAAAGTGAACCACGAGGAAGTACCGATTCATTCGTACAA